AACAGAACCACCAGAAATGTTATAACTTATACCTAATCTATGCGTTGCATTTAAGTTAATTCCTATCTCTTGTCCAGATGTTGGATTAGAAGAAGCAGCAAAACTTGTTTCTCTTTGACCATTAATATAAAGTCTGACTCTTTCAGATGCAACTGCATTATCAGAGTCCCATACTAACACTAAATGCATCCAAGCACTTGGGTCACGAAACTGTCTATTTGTTCTTATAAATGATGTGCTATGTGCTTGAAATTGAAAAGCAATAGCACTTGCAACACCAGAATCAGCAATAATATGAAAACTTCCTCTATTAGCATCATTAGTTGCATTATCACAAGCAAAAAATTGGTAATAAAGTCCAGAAGCTGCTGTAAAACCATTTAAACTGCCTAATTTAAACCAACAACTCCAAGTCCAAGATGTTCTATTTCCAGCCGAACCAAAAGTCCTTGACATATAACCACCACCAGTAGTGTTATTAGTTCGTGGAAACCTAATTGATTGGTCTATCGTGTAGCCAGAAGTTGTGGAGCTTCCTGCTGCTCCTAATAATGCTGCTTTATTTGCTCCTAGTGCCATAAATTACGCCATCGCTAATCCTGCAGCAAAACCAAAAAAGTTTGTGCCACCATCAAAAGTAGTAAAAGTTAAAACATCTGTTCCTGAAGAAGATAATGTCGGAGCTGAACCACCAGCAAATTTTACTGCATTCCCCCCACCAGCGTTTCCTCCAGCTACAAAAGATAGTGTTCCTGCACCACCGTTAGTAATAATTACCGTCATACTGTTTGAATGACTTGACAAAGAATTAGTTATACCAACATTAAAAGTACCACTTCCTACCGTAAATGATTGTACATTACCATTAGTAAAATCTAAATCAAAAGCAGAAGTTTTAGAACCATTGGCATAAAGAGTTTCTGCATAATCTTTTAGTTGTGGTCTAGAAACAACATCATCAGAAAAAACAACTGCTCCCGTACCGTTTGTTGCAAATGTTATATCTCCATTTGAACCATCTGTAAGGGTGATTGTTCCTGCGTTTGTACCAGCGTTTGTGTCTATAACTAAATCGTGAGCTCCATTTGATGTAATTTTACCAGAAGCAGACCCACTACCAACAGCAACTTTTCCTGTACCATTTGTGTCTAAAGTAATATTACCGTTTGCTGCATCTGTTATTTTTACTTTTGAAGAGTTTGTACCAGAATTTGTTTCAAGTATTAAATCATACGCACCATTTGATGTTATAACACCATCTTCAGAACCACTACCTATTTTAATTAAATCAGCGTCAAGTATCACATCTCCTGTACCATTACCTTGTAAAGTTAGATCGCCGTTTGTTGTCGTAGGTTTTAAAGTGCTAGTTGTAGCAGTTAAAGTTCCCAAAGCTGTTATATCAGACAACGCTATAACTTCATCGCTAGCATCACAATATATATGTTTTGCAAACCCATTTGGTACTGTCACCGTCGCAGCACCTGAACCTTGTTTCATCACAACATTATATCCACCAGAGGTAGCGTTTTGTATGTGAAAGTAAGCAGTAGTTGTAGAAGGTGCAACTGTTACAGTACAATGTTGACTTAAAGTTCCTGTAAACTTAATAACTCTAAACATACCATCTTGTACATTACTAGAACCACTAGAAGGTGATCCTGCTCTTACAGTAAGAGTAGCGGTAGAAGCATCAGATAAAGCAACAGACTTAAAAGCACCCAATCTATCAACAATGTCTAAATTATGATTTGTGGTTGTACCCCAAGTTCCTGATTGTTCACCTGATCCTATTTTTTCTATACCAAAGTTAGTAGAATAAGTTGAGGCCATTTTTTATCTCCTATTACGCAGCTATCTCAGTCCAATTTGGCGTTTGAGAAACTGCTATGTTTTCCCAAATATTTATTTTACCTAAACCAGAAGTTAAACCAGTATTAGTTATTGATAGCACAATATTCCCTGTTCCTGCAACACTTTCTACAGATCCTGTCGCAGAAACACCAGAAGGACTAGCTGTAGCTATTCCAACTGCCACCTCTGTGCCTACCGAAGCTGTTCCAGAAACGCCTGTTGGGGAAATCGGTGTAACCAAACTTATAGTAACAGATCCTTGACCTGAGGTACCAGCTAAACCAGAAACACTATAAACAGAGGCTTGTCCAGGAGTGGTTGTGGCTGCTGTTCCAGAAACACCCGATTGAATTACAACAGGGGTTATTTGATTCCAAGGTCCATCGTTCCAAGCACCTCTACTCCAACCTTGTAAAGTGCTATTGGACATTTAAGAAATTCTTATAATCGCTGTGCTCGAAGCCGCTGTTGGAAATTGTATTGTAAATGTACCACTAGAAGAACTTTTATTTCCTCCAAAATCTAAAGCACAGACAGCTTTATTACTTTGTGAACTGTTATAAATTAAACACCCTCTAGCTGTTATTGTAGCAGTTGTGTAACTTAAATCAGAAAAATCACAAAAACCTACTGTTCCCGAAGATGTTGGTGTAACATTAGTCAAAGCTGATCCTCCTGTAGCATATGTTCCGCTAGAGGCAACTTCGCCTGTTGTAACAAAAGCAGTTGTTGCAGCACCTAAAGTAGCGGTTGTGCTTGATTTTCCACCACCAGATATAGCGTACAGAGCCAACTTAAAACTGTTTTGTCCATTTGTAAAATTATGTGTAGCTGTAAGTAATTCTTTTTTGAAAGATGTACACATCGCTTGAGTTATTGCCATCACAGCCTCCTTATCAAATTTGCTAACTCTTTGTGTCCGTTTTGACGAATCACATGACAGATTGTACCACGCTCTTCTCTTCTTGCCAAGCTGAGATGATAAAATAATACTTGTTTTAGATTTTGTCTAAAAGCCTCAGCTTGTTCCCTAATCGCTGGAGGAGCATCTTCTGATAAAAACATTATTTTATTTATAGCCATTTCCATGATTTGTTCGGTAGAAAGACCACCGTTATCAGAGGTGGTAACTCCGACATTGTTTATTTGTGCTCCAGCATTTAAATCAAACATATCTTATAAAATAAAAAATTTAATAATAAAATGCAATTTATTTATTCTCATCATAAGTAAACCCTTTTATGTCGTTTCTTCCCCAAACAATATTTTGAGGGTTTTCATCCAAAGGCTCAGGAGGTAGCAAAGATTTTTTTGAAACAAGTAAAGAAGAATTTTCTGTAGAAACCACTAGAGGGTCTTTTAGTCTATGGTATCCATATAGTTTTTCTTCTGGTGGAACATTTGTATCTAAAAATGGGGAGTTATGTGCGACCTCTATTTTCATACCTTTTGCTATACCTGTAGCCACCCAAAACTCACAACAAGCTCTTCCAGCTTCAGCAAAATGAGGAACATTTTTGTAACTAAAATCTATACCAAAAGTATGCAAAGAACCAACCTCATTAGCAACAGCAAACGCTATAGCGTAAGCTGTCGTATTATTGAGATAAGCTAAACCAGTTGTTGTAATTACTTCTTCTAAAGGATACTCAACAACTCCTGGACACCTTTTATCTTTTTCACAACTATATATAGGACCTTTATGGGTTTTAAGTATTTTTTGCATGATTTTAGTTTGTTTACCCGCTTTGATATCATCTAAAAACCTAGAAGGCGGATCCATCATAAAAACCCTATCGTGATATATAATACCTGACATTGAGTTTATTACCCAAGTTTCATCGTATTCTTCGCTACGCATTTTAGATAAAATAAAGTCTGAAAATGTAAGACCTAGTCCTACTAATGCTATCTTCTTCCCCTTTAAACTTTTTTTCATTTATATCATGTTCTACGAGTAGATACTAAACCTTGCCTATAAGCATCAGAATTTTCTCGTGCTTCCCCATAATCTTTTAATCTAAGTAAAGACTCTTGAAACCTAGCTAAATATATCTTAAATAAATCATCATCACCCTTCATAAAAGTATAAGCCTCACATAATGTGCCATACAACATAGCATCTTGAGCGTTTGTTCCTAACCAAGAAGTACCATCGCTTGTAGCAGTAATAGAAGTCGGTCTATAATAGTAGTGAAGTTCAGTTGCAAAATCATCACTAGGTGTAGGAGCAAGTATAAAATTACTTACATCAAACAAAGCATAAAATCTTGGGTTTCCAGTTGTTGTATTACCTTTTGGTGTAAATGTCTGTATATAGTTCACATCTTTTTGCAGCAAAAACTGCGTTTCTGCATCAGAGTTTGTAAAAGAAAGTGAAAAAGAAGCCAGATAATCATCTGGTACTTGCAAAAACTTATTACCAGAAGACATACTACCAGAAACATTTTTCCTAAAATAATCTAAATCTACTTGCTTTAATATTCTTTCTTCAGTTGTAATTATGAAGTTATTTAGGTTATTTACAAAAGTTGTTTCTGTGTTTTGTGTATAATCCTGCACAGCGTTTTTTAAAGTAGTAAGTGTCCAACTCATGAAGTCACCACCTTAACTTCACCAATACCACTTGTTCCGTGTATTGATTTACTTTCTATACCATTGTCACTTAAAAAAGTTTCACTTACTTGTATTGTAAATGTTTCAGGTTGTGGTGTTCTTGGATCCATCAACGCTTGAGGTTCAAACGGTGGTCTTTTAGGTTCTAGTTGTGGGTGTTTAGCCTCGTATTCACTTCTATGAACTATAAAACCATTCCATTCTTTAACTCTTTCCCTGTACGGAAATTCCATCCCACTTCTGTCGGATATAAACTTAGAATATTTTCCACTAGCGTATTTCATATTAATTGATAATAAGTGCTGCTTGGGGTTAAACTTAAACTCGAACGATCTCTATCTTCTGCTGCTGCTCTTTCAAACTCTTCTTCATACACAGCTTTTAAAAGTTTTACTCGTTCTGGTGACTTTTTCATAGCTATATAATAAGCTAATCCAGCTGTCAAACAAGGATAAAATCTAAAGGGTACATCAACTGTATTGACATCTGCATCTGCGTCTTCAATTCTTGTTAATCTGTCAAACACTAATTTTAAAGAAGAAGAATTTGGTGTTGGCCATAATCGTAGTGTTGGAATTATTTGTCTATCTACATAAAACTGACTAGGTGTAGAAGTGCTTCTTTTATTTGAAATAGATAAAAAAGTATCTCTACTTACTCTTGTTATCGATGTATCGGATTGTGTAGAAGTACCATCATTTTGTCTTACCACAGCTGATAAAATATCTATACTTGAGGTAACATCAGAAAAACTTACAGTACCACTAGAAGTTGTCGAAGCTGAACTTGTTCCTCCTGTTATTGTTTCTGATGAGGAAAAAGTTCCAGAAGGTATTGTAATTGCTAAAGAAGTTGAAGAAGGAACGCTAGTTACAGAAGCTGTTGCTGAACTTGTTCCTCCTGTTATTGTTTCGCCAACAGAAAAACTTGCAGAAGATGCAACCGATAAAGTAAGCGTACCTAAAGGATATTCGCTTATACCATTAGCTAAACTTAAAGTTTCTTGGCTAATTGTCCAACGGTTTAAACCTCTATTAGCCCAATCAGCAAATAAAATATTTAAAGAGCGTCTTGCAGTTTTAAGGTCGTAGCCAGTTCGTACCTCTAAACCACACCTCTCAAACGCCTCCTCGATGTAATCAGCTACATCTAATTCAAAATCTTTTGAAGAAGAAGTTGTCATGATTTTTTCCTTGCTGTTAGTTTTGCTGCGGCAAAGTTAGCCTCTGTTGGAGCACCTTTAGCTCCTTTTTTACGCATTTTACCGCCTCTTTTTCTTTTAGCGTGTATGTTAGCGTATAAGCCTTTTCTAGCCATTAGCTGTATGGTCCTTTGATTACTTTACCGCCTTTAGCATAATTTTTCTTTTTCATCATACCACCTTTAGCATAATTTTTCTTTTTCATCATACCGCCACCCATTTTCTTTTTAGGTTTTTGAGCAAGTTCAGTCTCAACCACTGAACCTCTGTCTGATACTTTATTTTTCATTTTTATCTCCTGAATAAAGGTTATTAAAAGTTATATTTGCATCCATATAGCTATCATGAGATTCTGCTGAATGTGTCCACTGACTAGGTTTAAAGTCAGGTGGTCCTTCTCCAGTTTCCCATAACGCAGGACTAGTAGCCCTAACCCTGTTATTAGGTAAAGCGACAATGTTACCTGTCCACTTACCAGCGTCAATTAATTCTATTACATGAGACTGCTTATGTTGAGCTGGATCATCAGCAATAGAGTTATTTGTGTAATCAATCGTAAACATATATTTACCAGTATAAAACTTTCCATCGATTTTGCAACGCCAAGGAGAAGAACTCGTTCTTTCCATAACAATGCACGAATGATCTCGTGAAGAGCAATCCCAAGGTTGTACTAAATGAGTTTGCATAACCTCTGGCCATTCTTGCAAAGGAGTGTCGGCAACTAAAGCACTTATAGGCATTCTCGCCCACATCGCTCCACCATGAACATTCTGTTCTTTTGGGGAATCATCAGATTCACAACCAGTAAAAATAACTTGGAAACTTAAACATCTATCGGGTATTGTATTGACTGCAATAGCCATCGCATGAAGATACTCTCCATGATATCTTTCGTGGTTTACAGTAAATTCTCTTCTTACCCAACATTTAAAATATGGGATATTACTTATTAGGTGAGGCATCTACTTCTTACCTTTTTTTGTATATCTTTTCTTTTGGTCTTTTCTTATAGCAGTTAATGTTTTAGCTTGTTTTTTATGTAAACCTGAGGCTTTTTTTAAACCTTTAATGACTTTTGTAAGCCTTTTAGTGTAATGTGGCATATTTTCCCCTATGCAGTTGTAGTTTTCTTTTTCTTTTTGCCTTTACCAAAGATATGAGCGTCTACTTTTGCGGCTTTTCCACCAGTAAGAACAGAGTTCACCCTAGCCATAGCCCATTGGTTAGGTGAGGCTCCTGGACGGTGTCCTGTTCTATAAGCGGCAAGACCCTTGTTATACACTCTTGCTAACTGACCAGCAGTTACTTTTTTTCCTTTGGCTCTAGCTTTTTTAGCTTTTTCGGCTAAAGTTTTTTTAGTTTTCGCACTTAACGCCATATTAGCCTCTTTTTTTCTTCTTACCTTTTAAAATAGCAGCTTGAAGAGATTTAGGTAATTTTTTCTGTTTAGCTGATAAACCGTTAGTTTTACCATTTTTAGCAAAACTTTTTTTGTTTTTAGTTTTTTTAACCATACATCCTCCTAAATTTTTTGGTATGTTTAGACTCTTTTGTTTTTCTTCTCTTTCCACCAGCAGTAAAATCAGTAGCAAACTTATATGCTGATGGGTCTTTTGAAGATTTTCTTGCGTTTTTGTTAATCTCTTTTTTCCGTTTAGCTAATTCTTTA